GGACGAGTAGACTGTGTAGGTCTATTTGATAATGTCTTATCAATCATCGACTTTAAGACTTCTAGTAAGATGAAGACTGAAAGCATGGCAACAGGGTGGTATGTCCAAATGACTGCATATGCACTTATGGTTGAAGAATTAACAGGTCAAGAAATTGAAGAAGTGACTGCCATCGTTGCAGTTGAAGGGCAATCAGGTTTTCAGTTGTTTACATCAAACCCTCAAGATCATATCGAAGAGTTGGTACAATTACGTAAGCAATATGAGAATCTATACGGAGTATAATAATAATGTCAGATAAAAAAGAATTCAATCTAAAGCAAGATTGGAATTGGAGTAAGATGATCTATAAAGCAGATGATTGGGTTCATCAACAAGCATACGATAATGCATATAACTCTTTATTAGATTATCTCGAAATTGAAAGTCAAGATGAACTTACACTTGGCCTAATAGAAGAAGCAGAACACCTTATAGAATTCTTAGAAACAGATTATGCAGAAGGTGGTCTTGGAGTTCATGATAGTAGTCCTACGTATTATGGGTACTATAGTGTTGTCAGAGATTGGAGAGAAAACATACTATTCGATGAACAATCAGGAGCACCACTAGTATAATGATTAGTAAAAAAGAGTTTACAGAAAAAGTTGAACGTCTAATTGTAGATAAACGTACCGATGTCATGAGTGCTATACTTAAGATATGTGAAGATAACAATATTGAACCAGAGGGTGCCAAACGTTTGCTCTCTAATCCATTGAAAGAGAAACTTGAAGCAGAAGCAGAAAGTCTCAAACTTATCAACAGGGTTAAAAGTAGTAGAGGTTCTCTACAAACGTTTTTTGATAAGGAGTAATTATGGAAAAAGGTGATATCGTTTCAGTCGTAACGTTAAACGGCGAGTTTGTTGGTAAAGTGGATTCAGTAGAACCACTTACACTTGCAGATCCTAGAATGATTGTAACTAACCCAGAGAATTCAAGTATGGGTTTTGCAAAAGGTGTTGCTATGACGGGTGTAGAAAATCCTGATACAATGACTTTTGATACTTTCACATTCGTAACACCCACTAACGATAAAGTAGTAGAAGGGTGGACACAAGCAACATCGAGTATCGTTGCACCAAAACCTAAAAAAGTTATTGTCAATAAGTAATGACAAGCAGAGAAGGGTACGATGCATATCTGTTATACCTTGGAATTAAGTTACACTTTAATTCTGCAGGGTATAACTTTGTCAAATACAATGGCAAAGTAAAAGCAGATTTGCCATCCTTTCTAAAACGTAATGACAAGTTTCACTTCGCAAAATTATCACGTAAGTATAAAGAAGAATTGAAACATTTCTACATTGCGAATTTATCAGTTAAAGATATGTGGGCAGGTGAAATGCTAGAGAACGAATCTCATAAGAGATTTACAGAATGGAAGAAAAGAAATCAAAAAATGTCCTATCTATTTGATCTAGATGTATCAAGACTCCTCGACAAAAAATCTATACAAGAAGTGTTAACAGTTAAAAACGGTCAACACCCCTATTTACTTAAGCAGTATATGGCAAAAAACGTTTCTATTGAAACGATGTGTATACTAGATGATGTAACAGGGTATAGTAAGAAGTGGAATGATCTAATAACTGAAACTATTGTATACCCAGAATTAATAGCAAAGATACAGAAATACAAATCGTTTCTTAACTATGACTTCCCCAAGTTTAAACAACAACTAATACAACTATGCTCTACTTAGTAGGTAATGGACCATCAAGGAAAGATCTGGACTTAGATGCACTAGGTGAATGGTGGGGGTTTAACATGATCTACACTACTCATACACCTGACTTAGTGTTTTGTGGTGACGTATATCCACAACATAAAATCATAGAAGATGAATACTACAAGACTAACAAAGTAGTAATGGGAGAATGGAACGAACTGCCTATTGATGCATGGGAAATGATTAAGATGGGAATAGATGGTGAGACAGTCGAGACTCGCCGACCAGACGACAATGCATTTGTGATGCAGTCAGAGTTGACTACAGGTGCATGTGATGGGAGACATTACTTCACTGGATATAGTACTACCCATCAAGATAACATAGTTATATATAAAAAACCAGAGTTCAAGAACATGTTATCAGGCATGTATGCTCTAGGTTATGCAGTAGATCACGGTTATAAAGAGATATGTTTACTTGGTTATGACTCATTACAGTTCGATCAAGTAGAGAATGTATTCAAAGGACAATACAACTACAGAGATAATTATACGTATCATTCTGGAGTTGGTGATGTGCAAAAAGCACAATTTATTGCTCTTTTAGAATACATAAATAAAGAGTATCCGAATGTAGAGTTATACTTTAAAAACCCTATTGACGGATTCGACAGAATCAAGTATACTGATATAGTATCTCGATTTAATGTCGAAGATAAGTGGATTCTAGGTCAAGGTCTAGAGTCTTTAGATAAAATGCTAATATAATGCGATACAATGTTTAATACAAGGAGAATACAATGTCGACATCTTTAGATAAACTCAGGGCAGCAATGGAATCTGCCTCACCATCAGGTGGTGAAAAAAAATCTTACGGAGACGAAAACTATTGGAAACCAGAACTTGATAAGTCAGGTAATGGTTATGCAATAATTCGTTTCTTACCAACACCCGAAGGAGAAGAGATGCCATGGGTATCTTATTTCGATCACGGGTTTCAAGGACCAGGTGGTTGGTATATTGAGAAATCACTAACTACTATCGGTAAAAAAGACCCAGTGTCTGAGTACAACACTTCATTGTGGAATACAGGACTAGAAGCAAACAAAGAACAAGCACGTAAACAGAAAAGACGTTTACATTATGTGTCTAACATCTATGTTGTTTCAGACCCTAAAAATCCCCACAATGAAGGAAAAGTTTTCAAGTACAGATATGGAAAGAAAATTTTTGAAATGTTGAAAGAAGCAATCTCACCTGCTTTTGAAGATGAGAATGCTATCAACCCATTTGATCTCAGAAATGAAGGGGCAAATTTTAAAATCAAAATCAGAAAAGTTGATGGTTATTGGAACTACGACAAGTCAGAGTTTGATTCACAATCTGCACTTTTTGAAGATGAAAATCAGTTAAATGATATATATACTTCACTGAACTCATTGAATGAGATCATTTCACCTGAAAAATTCAAGTCTTATGAAGAGTTGAAGACTAAACTAGACAGAGTTCTAGGACTAGCAGGTGGAGTTGCTACATCTACTGCGGAGTCAATAGCAGAAGACATGGAAGAAGTGCCATGGTCTGGTGTTAACGAGAACGTAGCAGACGAACCCGTAATCTCATCAGCAGAATCTACACCAATGAATGAGAGTGAAGACGATGCGATGGATTACTTTAAGAAACTTGCTACCGAGTAGTAAGATTTCTTAGTCGGGCGTGATGATGTTAGCATCACGGACTGAGGCCGTGGAATGGGGGTAACTCAGTAAGGGTAAAGAATCTAAGAAAACGCGGAGATTCTTGTAGAGAGCGGGATTGCTGTAAAGTGAATTGGGGCGACTCTACATTTTAATTAACTATTTGAAAATATATGCCAATTGTAAAACCAAGAATACATCCGAAGACGAATAACGTTGAACCGTTTGATCGTATGCTACGTAGATTTAAAAAAGCATGTGATAGAAAGGGTATTGTTAAAGAGGTCAGAGAGAGACAGTACTTCGAGAAACCTTCTTCTAAGAAAAATGAAAAGAATCAATACATCAAAAGAAAACGTAAACTCGATGCTAAAAGGGCAACCCTTAAAGGTTATCGTAGGAAATAAAAATGTCTAACTGGCATGGTGGCAAAGGTTCTAAAAGAAGGAACTCAGACGAGAAATTGTATTCTGATAATTGGGAAAAGATTTTTGGTAAGAAAGAACCTGAAATCAAAGTTCGTAAAGAAACACCTAAACACGGCACATCTAAAGTCCATTCGGACAAAACAAAATACAATCGTAAAAATCAGAAAGTCAAACAGGCATCAATGACTGATTTGAACTGGGACGGAAATCATTAAGTCTTACTGATCCCAAGGCATTGGGGTAGAGACTGCACCAAATTGATGTAAAGCAGATTCTTTTACAGACATGTCAGTCACAGCAGGTTGTGGCGGTTCTTGATTAACAGTAACATTACTATTATCACTGTTATCTGTTACTACGTTAGTGCCACTGCCATTTCCAGATAGATTGTTTAGATCAAGTACTTCGCCATTAGCATTTTCAATACTACTCATTAAATTGCCCGATGGGTCAAATGTGTTTAACATTCTTTTAAGACTTGCAGAAGAA